TCCACGCGCTTCCGAGGACGCGAAGAACAGAAAACAGGCGTGCCTCATGGACCGAAATCTCATTTTTTTCCATGTTCACCGACCCTCGTAAAAGATGCACCCTACCTAGCCTTGCCTTGGTATGTCAAGGGCCGTGAATCGTCTACGGGACTCGCTGCATTACCGGCGCGAAAGTTTCAGCACCGGCCTGCGTGCGGCGGGATTCGATGTCGTGCCGGAAATCGACAAGCCGCAACCGGATGATTTGCTTTTGCTGTGGAATCGCGGCGGCGGATATCACGAGCAAGCAACCAAATTCGAGGCTGCCGGCGCTCGTGTGATCGTCACGGAAAACGGCTACTTGTCGAAAACATGGTGCGGCAAAGAATGGTTCGCGCTTGGTCTCGGGCATCACGGCGGCGCTGGCGTGTGGCCTGATGGCGGCCCGGACCGTTGGGATTCCTGGAACGTCACGCTCGCCCCGTGGCGTACCGATGGCACCGAGGTCGTGATCCTCGGCCAGCGGAGCATCGGCGAGCCGAATTTGGCTTCGCCGGTCGGATGGGCTGAGAAAATTGCCAAGCGCTTCCCCGGATCGCGCATTCGTCCGCACCCCGGGAAAGCCGGTGGTGCCGACCTGCTTGACGACCTAAAGAATGCGCGCGCGGTGGTCACCTGGGGCAGCGGCGCCGGGCTTGTGGCGCTGGCAGCCGGGATTCCGGCTTGGTACGAGTGCCCCTCATGGATCGGTGCCGCGGCAGCCGTGCCGATTGGCGCGGAATTGAGACGGGACGATGATGAACGGCTCGGCATGTTCCGCAGGTTGGCGCATGCCATGTACTCATTGGACGAGATCAGAAGCGGCGAGGCATTCCGATGTCTGCTGACATGAACATCCTCATGACCGGCGGCGGCAAGGGGAGCTTCGAGATTCGGGGAACGCAGCTCGGCGCGGCGATTGGCGCCACGGTCTGCAAGGAACCGACCGAGGTCGCTGGTTTCGATCTTGCGATCATCGTCAAACGTGTGCGGCCTGAAGTGCTGGCAAGGCTACGCGCCGCGCGGGTGCTGGTGGTTTATGACGTGGTTGATTCGTGGCCCCAACCGCCCGGCAATGACTGGAATCGGGATGAATGCCTTGCGTGGCTGCGTCAGCATATCAGCGCTGTAAGGCCTGCGGCGATTGTGGCGGCGACGCAGAAGATGGCCGAGGACTGCGCCGAGTTCGGCGTGCCTGTCCTTCCGTTGCCGCACCATGCACGAAGCGGCGCGCGCAACCCGATTCGTAAGCATGTCAAAGCCGTCGGCTACGAAGGCGGCGAGCGCTATATCGAGCGGTGGCGGCGCGTGGTGGAGGCTGAGTGCCGGCGCCGTGGATGGGAGTTCCACGTGAACCCGCCTGGCGGGCTGGCATCGGTCGATATTGTAGTTGCGCTTCGCGACCAGCATGGCTACGCGCCGCGGTGTCTGAAATCCAACGTCAAACTGGCGAATGCGCAGGGCAGCGGTACGCCATTCATCGGAAACCGTGAAGTTGGTTACATGGAGACAGACAATGGCGCTGCCGTATGGGCAGACACGGAAGAGGAAGTGGCTGCTGCATTCGACATGCTCACGCCATATTCGGAGCGCACCCGCCGCGCGCAAATACTGCACGACGCGACTATCACGCTGGACTCTGTTGCCGGAACCTACCGGGAATGGTTGGCGAAACTATGAAACCCGGATGCGAGGTCTTGATCGACGAGCCGATGACGGGGCGCGGACAACGGTTCATGGCGGCGATGATGGCGGCGGCCCCGGAGGATGGGTCACGTGCAACGCGACACTATCACGGCAATCAGAATCTGCTGATGATCTATGGGGCCGGGCGCCGGCTGCCGATCATCAAGGAACATCTGGCGCGCGGCGGTCATGTCGCTATGTGGGATCTCGGCTATTGGGACAGGCAGCGCGCCATGCGGCTATCTATTGACACACTGCACGCCACCGCATCGCAACTCGATCTCAGCGATGGCGCATCGCGCCGCGAGTTCCAGTTGCGGGAGGATGCGGACCAATCTGGCCCGATTCTGCTGGTTGGTATTGGCGCAAAATCCGCCGTGGCATACGGTGATCCGCATTGGGCAATCAGGAAACTATCCGATCTACGTCACAGATATCCCGGCCGCGCTATTGCTTGGCGGCCGAAGGGCAGAAGTGCTACCCCGTTTGCTAGCTTGCCGTTGCGGCATGGCATGCCGATCGAGGACGCGCTGCGTGGCTGCTCATTGGTCGCGTGTCGGCATTCGAACGTTGCCGTGGATGCATGCGTAGCCGGAATCCCGGTCGAGTGCGTTGGTGGCGCGGCGAATGCGCTCTACGGAAGGACGGCAACGCCATCGCGGGAGGAGCGGCTAGATTTCCTGCGACGGCTATCATGGTGGGAATGGTCGGTGTCGGAAGCGCCGGCAGCGTGGCAATGGATTCAGCGGGTGACATGAAGATCAACGTAGGGGCGGGCGATAAGCGATTGCCTGGGTACACAGGAACCGATGTCGTAGCGCGCTCGGCTGCGGACATCATCGCGCCAGCCGATGCAATCCCATTGCCGGACGCCTGTGCTGATGAGGTGCTGGCCGTGCATTTGGTAGAACATGTTTACGCTTGGGAAGTGCCGGGATTGCTTGGCGAATGGGCGCGGTTGCTAAAGCCCGGCGGGCTTCTTATTCTGGAAATGCCGGACGTGAAGAAGTGCGCGCGCAATCTACTGGCGGGCACTGTCGGCAAGCATCCTGACCAGTTGCATATGTGGGGAATCTTCGGGGATGATAGGTCGCGCGATCCGTATATGATGCACAGGTCTGGGTGGTGGTTTGCGCGCTTGGCGCCGCTGGTGAAGCATGCGGGATTCACGGCAATCCGGGAACTGGATACACAATTCCATTCAACAGGAAGAGGGATTAGGGATTTTCGATTAGAGGCTGTGCGGACATGAAAATCTTCATCGGCTACGATCAGAGAGAGCCAGAGGCCTATCGGGTGGCATCGCAATCCATGTTGCGCCGCGCAACGATCCCGGTATCCATTACCGCATTGCGCGCGGATCGTCTCGCTGCGGCTGGCCTGCTGCGCCGGCCAGTAGATGTCCGCGGCGGGCTCTACGACATCCACAGCAATGCGCCATGTTCGACCGAGTTCGCCATCAGCCGCTTCCTTGTGCCGATCCTCGCGCAATACGGATGGGCGCTTTTCGTTGATTGCGACGTGGTATTTCTCGGCGACATTGCGGAGCTGTGCGGATATATGGATGAGAGCAAGGCGGTAATGGTGGTCAAGCACGAGCATGCGCCGTCGCACGACACAAAGATGGATGGCGTACCGCAGACGGCCTATGCGAGAAAAAACTGGTCTAGCGTCATGTTGTTCAACTGCGGACACCCAGCGAATATGCGGCTCTCGTTACAGGATGTTCAGGAACGGCCTGGCCGCGATCTTCATAGATTCTACTGGCTGCACGATTCCGAGATCGGCGAACTTCCGGCGGAATGGAACTGGCTGGTAGGATGCGCACCAAAGCCGGCCGTGCCGAGACTTGCGCATTTCACGCTCGGCGGCCCGTTTATAGATGGCTGGAAACCCGCAGACCAAGATGAAATCTGGCTGGCGGAATATGACTGGTGTCGTCGCTGGGCAAGTGACGACCTGGGGGCGGTTTCCGACGTGGACGCCCTGTTCGCTGACATGGGCCGTTGGGGATCGCTGAAATGAACATCATCGTCGTGCAGCAACCCCCGTTCGAGCCGCTAAACCTCGCGGAGATATATGTTCACCTGCGCCTCGATCTAGCCGATGGAGAAGCGAATCATCCGGACGATGCCGCGCTGCGCGGCATGATTAAGGCCGCGAGACTGCAATGCGAAAAGGTTACTCGTCGCTCGTTCATCCAGCAGACATTGCGGCTCGTGACAGGATCATTCAACGCCATCGAATTACACCGGCCACCGGTTCAGTATGTTGAGACGGTGCAGTATTTCGACGCCGACAACGTGCTTCAAACCGTGGCGGCCGCGGACTGGTATGTGACCGATGATCTCGTTCCGCAGTTGCGCCTCGTGTCTAATTGGTCGTCGCCGACGCTCTATAATCGACCTGATGCGGTGCGGGTTGACTATGTGGCAGGATACGAACCTATTGGATCGCCACCGACCACGCAATGGGACTACGCTGAGAACGTGCCGGAGGATTTGAAATCCGCGATGAAGCTCATCGTGGGTGGGTTATACGAGTTCCGCGAAGGGCAGGGTGTCGTCATTGGTGGTTATGATGCCAATCCGGCGATCGAGGCCTTGCTGTCCGCATACCGGGTGTTCACGGTATGAAGGCCGGCGCCCTACGAAACCGCATCACACTGCAAGTGAAGAGCGTCACGCGCGACGCCTTTGGCGGCGAGATTATCGCGTGGACGGATGTGGCTACAGTCTGGGCGGAGACCGACCCATGGAACCTTCGTGAGCGGATGACCATGCGGCGGCAACAAGGCAACGCTGTTATATCGTTTCGCGTTCGCGCGCCGCTCGCTGTGTCATTGGACAAGCGAGTCGTGTTCGACGGTACGGCCTACGATATCGTCGAGATCGACGCATCGCGAAAACATCGCGGCGAGCTGTTGTTCATCGCGGCCGGCGAGGAGATCGCGGCATGAGTTCATTCTTTACGAGTGTTCCGACTAGGGATGGAATCGAGATCAAGACGAACCTGCCGGCGTTGAAACAGCAGCTTGCGAAATTCAATCTGGAATTCGAGCAGAAGGTGATGCGGCAGGCAACCGCCTCAGCTATCGGCGTGTTCAGGCGGCGCGTGAAGGCGCTTGCGCCTGTGCTGAAGGAACGACGCAAAAAGCGTATGGCCGGAACCCTGCAACGTGCCATCTATATCAAGCGGTCACGCGATAGATCATCAGGCAGGGAGCATTATTTCCTCGGTGTGCGCGGAGGGCGGAAGACGAAGAAGAATGAACCAGCCGCGTTCCATTTCTTGGCTTTTTACTGGCGATGGTTGGAGGCCGGATGGTATCCGCGCGGGCGTGGAAGGAAGCTAAGGGGTGGCGACCGTAGCCGTGCATTGCAACGAGAACGGAATGCGGCCAGGGGCGCACAGAAGCGAAAATTCCCATTCATCAAGCCAGGATTCGAGTCAGGCAAAGGTGCGGCATTGAAGGCGTTCTATCGGCGTGCCGAGACAGCCATCCGGAAATTCTCTGCGGAGAAGACGCCAAGATGAGCGCGGAGACTGATGCCTATGCTGTACTTGCCGCGGATGGCGACGTGACAGCCATCGTAGGGGACCGAATCTATCCGGATTTCGTGCCGGAGGAACAGGAGCTGCCGGCTATCTCGATCACCAGGGCGAACACGGAGTTCATCAACACCATTCACGGCAATGCGCCGGTCGCATCATTGGTGATGCTGGAAATCTGGTGTCTGGCAGTCGGCCGTTCTAGTGCCGAGGCGCTAGCGGACGTGGTCCAGACAACGATGGCGACGAGCGAGTTCATCATCGGCGGCCGGCGCCCTGAATACGACGATGAGATCAAGGTGTGGGCAACCGTGCTGGAAATAGAAAATTGGCAGTAGCGCAATGACGCCTAGCACCCTAAAATTCCATGAAACGTTGATCCGCCTTGCCAAGGGCATGCTCAGCGCATGGGAAGCGTGGCTGAAAGATCAATGATGTATCAATCAAACGAGTTCGCGGCTTCGTCTCGTACATTAGCGTGTACCTCGCAAGCCATGTGCCTCCTCGAAACTCAAGGAGAAGCACATGGCAAACGTATCGAAGTGGAGCAAGGTGGCGGTGGCGATGCAGAGCGCGTTAGCCACGGCCGCGACCATTACCGCAATCAGCAAAGCGAGCCCCGGGCTAGTTACCTATGCCGGACCGGATGCGGTCAATGATGGAGATTATGTTGTCCTGACCGTAAATGGCATGTCGCAGGTTGACGGCCGCGTGTTCCGCGTGGCGAGTTCCAACGCGAGCCCGCAGACGTTCCAGCTGGAAGCGGAGAACACGACCGACTACGACACGTTCAGTTCGGGGTCATTCCAAGTAATCACGTTCGGCTACACGATGAGCACCGCTCTTGGGCTTACGGCATCCGGCGGGGATTTCGACTTCCTGGATATAACGACGATTCACGACAGCATCAGAAAGCAAGTACCGGGACTTTCATCACCAGCCGTCTACACGTTCGATCACATTTGGGACGC